CAACAACAGCCTCAAGCAGATCTCGATTTTCCAGTTTTTTAACTTCCGCTTTAACAGCTCCAGCCTTCTTGCCTAAGAACTTTCCGAAAATACCCATTTTGTTTACTCCATAAAAAAGGTCTGCTTACTTTCTGTGTGGAAGAGGGTATCAAGTAACCCAACAGAATAATAAGCAGACCTTAACAAACTTGATATTTTAATGGCTTCCACACCATGCAGTAAATGTAGATTACAAATTAAAATCAATCCAATCGTTAAAACCTTTCAATAACTACACATCAATAGTTTTATGCTATCATTGTGGCGTCATGACAACTCAGAGGACGCTCAAATGACCGTTTCAACTAATGCCGGTAATAAGTTTTACGTATCAACAACCGCAACCGCGCCAGCAACATACGATGCGGCAGGTTATGGCGCATTAACCTACGCAGAAGTAGGCGAGATCACCGATCTTGGCACTCTGTCTGCTGAATATGCGGTTACCGAACACAATCCAATCGGTGATCGAAATCTGCAAAAATTGAAAGGCACTCGCGACAACGGATCTCAAGATCTCACTCTTGGCTTTGATACCGTTGATGCTGGTCAGGTAGTTATGCAGGCGGCCTTGCTGTCTGACAGTAACTACCATTTTAAAATCGCGCTGAAATCTGGCGATATCGTGTTTTATTCTGGCTTAGTAACAAATTTTAACATCGTTTTCGGTGCAGCGGATGACGTTGTTGGTGCTGAAACATCAATCGCCATCAATAAGCCGCGAGTTTACGATCCAGCCTAATCCTAGCGGATAGCCTGCTAGTTGGCCTGTCAGCGGCTAGCGGGTTCTTTATTACTGGCAGATTAATTTACTGACAGGTGATTTATGACATTCGATTTGGCAACACTGGACACATCAAAAGTAGCAGAAGAAGGCGCGGAACTGCTCGTTGCACACCCAACTACTGGCGAAGATTTGGGCATTAAGATCACGCTGATCGGCACTGACTCGAAAACATTCCGTGACATTTCAAAAAGCCGCGCCACTGCATCATTGAAAAAGAAATCACGAGAAATTGATTTAGATCAAAATGAATCAGAATCAGTTGAGTTGCTAGCGAAATGCACTAAGGGCTGGTCAGGCATTACAGAATCAGGCGTTGAAGTGCCATTCAGTTATGAAAACGCCGTTAAGCTCTACACAAAATATTTATGGTTGCGTGAACAGATTGATCGCTTTATGGCGGATCGATCAAATTTTTTGCCGAGTGCGTAGAGTCGTGGAGATTGTACGTTGCACATCAGGCGTGGCTCGATACTGCGCCTGAACCAAGAGATCAGAAAAAGCCCAGCAAACAAAAGCCGGTGATCCGGCGTAAATCGCGGCAGATCTCAGAGCAACAAAAAGAACCACCGGAAATCTACGCCACCCGATTTTATATTGATGCGCTTTGGCAAGTTGGGCCCGCAGAGTTTGGCGAGTACGGCAGTAGGCCGATAGGCTGGACTGAGCTGCAAAGCTGGAATCAGGCCGCTGAGCTAGATCTAAAAGGCTGGGAGCTTGAGACAATCCGTGATCTGAGCTGTGTTTATAGCTCATGGTCTAATCAAGCAAGGTCACCCGATTGCAGATCACCACTAGCACCAGCCGTGCAACAAAGCGCAGAAGACATTGAAAATAAACTGCTGAAACAGTTTGGCATTATGAAATAAGGGGCGTTAGATGGCCGATATTGCGCAACTAGGCATTGAAATTGACACGCGTAAACTCAAGTCAGGCGAGAAGGATCTTGCCTCTTTTTCATCCGCCGCACAAAAAGTTGATGACACCGTAAAGACCGCAACAAAAACCATGTTGGCATTTGTCGGCGCAGCATCAGTTGGTGAAATCATCAAGATCGCCGACAAAATGACGATGCTTAATGCAAGGGTTTCTCTTTACACAAAAAGCGCAACAGAAGCAACGGCGGTTATGCGGCAGCTAAATAGTATCGCTAATGCTTCTGGTTCATCAATCGGCGCAGTTTCAGAGCTTTACACCCGAATGACGGCATCGCTGCAATCAATGGGAGCAACACAAGGCCAGATCCTGCAATTAACCGACACAATAAATAAGCTAGGTATTGTGTCTGGCGCATCACCAGAGGCCATGTCTAACGCGATGATGCAGCTATCGCAATCTATGGCTGGCGGAATCGTAAGGGCGGAAGAATTTAATTCAATTGTTGAAAACACCCCAATGATCGCGCAAGAGGTTGCAAAATCAATGGGTGTTTCAATGGGTGAGCTGCGCAATCAAATGCTGGCAGGAAAATTATCAGCGCAAGAATTTGCCAATGCTCTTTTGTCTGGAAGCGCAAGAGCTGACGAAATGGCATCTAAAATGCCACGCACAGTCGGACAGGCCACGCAGGCGCTATCAAATAACTTCTCGCAGCTTGTTAATGCGGTTAACAACGCCACCAGCTCAACATCTGTCATTTCAGCAGCCATTGACGATGCGGCGGCATCATTCCTAGATCTAACCAATGCTTTCGCATCAGGGCAGATCGGAAAATACGCCGAATCATTCGCTGTGCAGTGGAAATCAGCAGGATCTGATGTTACCAATGTCATGAATTCCATTGTCGATATTTTCGATGCTGGCCTTAAAGCGGTTGACGCTGACGGGAGAGATTCGGCGCAGTTCCTATCCGATGCGTTCTGGCAATTTCCAGCGAACGTGAAAGCGGCTATCCAGGTGATCGTCGTAGAGCTGGCGTCGTTAGTTGATAAAGCCGCAGTTTATGGCGAACAGATCGCATTCTATCTTGATCCTCGAAATTGGGGCGATGGTGCGCAGATTGATAGTTATGTAGAGCAGAAAATTGCAGGAATAAACAAAGCAAGAGACGCGACAATTGACGGATTTATGGCAGAAAGAACTGCATCAATTACCGCATCAAATGAAATGAAAAAACAAGCTGACGAGGTTCGTGCTGCATTTGAAAAACGAGCAGAAGCAAACAAAATAGCATTATCGTCTGCACCGATAACTGGCGGAAGTGCATCAGCAACAAAAACAGCAGCACAGCAAGCAAAAGAAGCATCGGCAGCTAAAAAAGCAGCAGCTCTTGAAGACAAAAAAACAGCAGCATCAAATTATATTGATGAGCTGAAAATGATGGCTGACAACCAGAATTCGCAAACGCAGCAGATCCAGAAATGGCAAGACGACAATATCGCCAAAACCGCTCTTTATTACAAACAAGGTTTGATCAATCAATCCCAGTTTGAGTTTGCCAACGAGGCTATCAAGAAAGAGGCAAACGACAGACTCAAAAAACTGGATGATGATCGATGGTCAACATATCTCGATAAATCGAAAGGGTCATTGACTCAGTTACTTGCAGATCAACGTGCAGCGCAAAGCCTAACTGGCGCAAAGGGAAATATCGTCCGAGCCAATATTGCGACAGATATTAAGTCAGCGACATTTGAAGGATTACCAACGATTGACGCAGGTTCGCAAAACAACCAGCAAAATGAGATAGCACAACTTCAAACGCAAACCACTGCGATGAACGATGCTTACAACCAGCGGATTGCTCTTTATAAACAGTATCGTGAAACAGAAGTAGCCAACGCAACTGCATATGATGCGCAGATCGCAGCATTGGAAGCAAAGAAAAAAGCTAATAACGAGGTCGCACAAGCTGCAATGCTTAACTTGCAGCTATCGTCCGGTGAAAGTATGGCCGCAAGCGCAGCAGATAGCTTCAAATCAATACTTGGCACACAATCAACCGCTTATCAGACCATGTTTGCAGTTCAGAAGGCGTTCAGCATTGCGCAATCCATGATCGCCATTCAAACCGGTATCGCACAAGCGGCAGCGTTGCCTTTTCCTGCAAACTTAGGCGCTATGGCGACAGTAGCGGCGGCGACAGCAAACATCGTGTCCAGCATCATGTCGGTAGCATCACCTAGCTTTGACGGTGGCGGTTACACTGGCAACGGATCGCGCTCTGGCGGGTTTGACGGTAAAGGCGGTTTCTGGGCGATGATGCACCCGCAGGAAACGGTTATCGACCAT